TAAAGATGCTAGTGACACAGTCAAGCATATCTTTACGTCAAACTTATTAAGACAAACAGCACTAGACAGCCTACAAGGTAGAGCACCAAGTCAAGTGTTTACTCCTGTGGTAGGACTACCTGAACTAGAAGCATTAGTGTACAATTGGTCATTCTTTGAAACTAACATACACTCACGTTCATACAGTCATATCATACGTAACATTTATAATGTGCCTAAAGAAGTATTCAATACCATACACGATACACAAGAGATCATTGATATGGCATCTAGTATCGGCGAATACTATGACAAGCTACACGTTATTAACTGTAAGAAAGAATTGGGGCATAAGATAGACGAAATGGAGCATATTAAGGCGATTTGGCTGGCTCTAAACGCCAGTTATGGCCTCGAAGCGTTCCGTTTTATGGTCTCCTTTGCTACGAGTCTAGCGATGGTAGAAAACAAGATCTTTATGGGTAACGGCAACATTATTAGCCTAATCCTACAAGATGAATTGCTACACAAAGAGTGGACTGCTTGGATGATCAAACAGGTAGTTAAAGAAGATCCACGCTTTGCTAAAGCTAAAGAAGAGTGTGAAGAAGAAGTATATAAAATGTACGAAGATGTTATTCAAGAAGAAAAAGACTGGGCAGACTATTTGTTTAAAATGGGTCCGGTGATTGGACTTAACGCAAATATACTTAAAGAGTTTGTTGACTACACAGCAGTAGGTGCTCTGAAAGATATTGGTATCAAGTACAGAGGTGAAGCTCCAAAGACTACACCAATACCTTGGTTTAATAAACACTCAGACACTAGTAAAAAACAAACAGCACTACAAGAAAACGAATCAACTAACTATGTCATCGGCGTTATGGGCGAGAACGTAGAATATGACGAACTACCGGAGTTATAATGTTAACAGTATATTCAAAAAATAATTGTCCGTTCTGCGACAAAGCAAAACACTTGCTAGAATCAAAGAATGTGGAATACAAAGAGCTAAAGATCGATGAGCATCCAGAAGCACGTGAATGGTTAATAGCCCAAGGACATAGATCAGCACCACAGATCTACTTGGGCGAAGAACTATTTGTACAAGGTGGCTATCAAGGTTTAGTGAAATTGTCAGATGATGAAATTTCAAAAAAACTAGGAGATTCAAATGTTAGTAACAGCGAAGTATGAAGACGGAGATATAGTAACTTTTAAAATAGTCAACGGTGACGAATTAGTTGCTAAGATTGTTGAAGAAGATGAAGATACATTCACAGTGATTAAGCCCTGTACAGTTATGCCAAGTCAACAAGGCATTGGATTGATACAAAGCTTATTCACTAGTGACTTAGATAAAAGCATTAGATTAGATAAGAAACACGTGATGATGCACTCACACACTATTAAAGATATACAAAATCATTATATTAAAACTACAACCGGTATTGAACCAGTAGATGCAGGTAAAATAGTTACATAGGAAAAAACAATGGCGTATCCAGTAGCCACCAATAAAGCACAGTCTGTAATAGCTAACGGGCAATACGTTGCTGTTGGAGTACCTTATGGTTCTCTTACTCCGTCTACTATTACTGCTATGGTTGGATTCCAACAAGGTGGCGGAGCGGCTATTGATATAGCACCTAATGTGTCATCAGCTATGACTGTGTTATCAAACAAAGCGGCAACAAGTGATTATCCAGCTAATGTACAAGCGGCTACAGCGTTAAGTAATCTAACTAGTACACAAGCAAAACTGTTTAATCCAAATGACTGCGGTGGCTTCGGAACTATTGTTAGCCAAGCACAAGCACATTGTGATAATTCAAAAGATCTTATCAGCACAACTAACAATCTTAAAACACAAACATATCCAGACTACGGTAGCGGAATAGAAGACACAAGCAGTATGGCTGATCGTGGTATGGAAAATAGCCTAGGTAGTTTATCTAGTGCGGGCACAGCTCTTGGCTCAGGTGGAAAGATGTGGAATGGTACTAATGTAAAGAACATTGGTAAACCAGGTGGTATAGCTGAAAGCATACAAAGAAATAAACTAGGTAATGCCACAGGACTAAATCAAAAGTTAACAGAAGCTGGTGTTGATATTAATGATGTTAATAACCCAGCGTATGAAGATAAAGTACGTGGTGTGCTAGCTAAGATTAATGATCCAAGTGCAATCAATTCCGTAGCAGAACAACTTGAAATAGATCCATACAGTGGATTACCCGAAGACACTGGAACAGATAGTACAATATATTCTAACCCATCATTTTCAAGTGGTGGTACAGCTAGAGCTGAACTAACGCCACGATCAGACACAGCAGGTATAACTAGTTTACTTGATCTTGGTGATTGGAAGTTGACAGCAGACCCAGCAGAAACAGCAGGATTAACAACAGACACAGCTGGCATTGGACAAAAGCTTAGTGATCTAGGTGGTGGTGAAATGTTAGACAATCAACAGTCTAAAGGATTCTTTGACAGTATACAAAAGATACAAACTCCAGTAACCACAGCGGCACACCCAACACAAAAAAGTTTAATGAGTGATCCACCAGTGAATACAATGATCTCAAATCTTACAGGTGTAAACGCAGGACCAAATTTAATACCACCAACTATGCGAGATATACTAGGTCCAGTAGCAGGTAATAGTGCTATTGATGATCTGGCAGGTGGATGGTCAGCTGACAAAGTTACTGCGTTAAATCAATCAACAGCAAAAGCTGAAACGTTCATAGCCGCGGCACAACTCCAAGCTTCATCAGGATCTCCTACACAAAACCTAGGCGAAGTACAAGGCTTTGCTACAAGTCTACACAAGTACGGCGAGGACACTAGTGCTGATGGTGTAGGCTCTATACTTACTGATATGGCTAACCCTAATACAAAATACGGCGAAAGTGTAAAAGCCAGTTTAGTAGAAGGCAAGAACAACAAACTATTGGCCGCAAACGGCGTAGGTCCGTTAAAAACAAATCCATACGAAGGTGTACAAACTTACGTTGATGAAGTAGGCGACCTTTACACAGATCCCCAAATCAAGTTGATGGGAGGCAGTTAATTGCTTCATAATAGATTTGATCAATTTAAAAAGATTAAAACTTGGGCTGATAAACAAGCCGGGCAAAAAATGCTGTTACGAACTTTTGGAAGTAGACTAGGTAGTTTCCTAAACAAGAGTGGACATCGAGTAAAACTTAAAATCACTAGAAGCAAAGAACTAGACAAAGACGATTGGTGCTTTGGAGCAGAGTACGATCCAGCACTAGACGAAGTAGGACAAAAACCTTTCCGTCTTAATTTTATCATAAACCACGAGCGTGTTGTTCCTTGGGAAATAACTAAAAAAGATTCTCAAGAACTATCGCTGTGTCTACTAGAAACATTAGTACACGAATATCAACACCTAAAACAATATAGAGCTAGAGGCTATGTTAATCTTAAACACAAGTACAAAGGCCCTAGACCCGCTATTGATGATAATTCAGAAATAGATTATCTTTCTAACCCAGACGAGTTAGACGCATACAGTGAGAATATCGCAACCAGACTATATATCGAAAAAGACATACTAGATATAACAAGAGATAAAGAGCATTGGGATTTACATACATACTATAAAGCATTTGGAAAAGAGCACCCCGTAACAAAAGAACTAAAAAGTTTAATTGAAAGTAAATTAATAACAATCCGGGAGAAAGAAAATGTCAAAAGCAACAGAAATAATATCCGACGCAGAGTGGGAAATGGAAGAAATTGATATTCAAGAAGAAACAGGCCCAGAAGATTATGTATTCGTTGTTAAACCATCAGGCGCTATAAAAGCAATGCTGTTACCTAAAGAGGTAGACGGTGAAATGACACAAGGTATTAAAGATCTATTAGAGTTTTTTGAAAAACAGTATAAAGACAGTTCAGTTGGTAAAACTTTACATTAGAGATTTTAATTGTTCAATGGTATCATCAGCATCACCTTTATGTAGTATAGCTTGACCTCCAACACCACGCCACTCTTCGATATTTTGTAGGCGATCGTCTATTAGGATATCACCTGATTGATGATGGTGTTGCTTGTCAGTTGAGTGTGGACCAAACCATACAGGGATACCAGGAAAGTGTTCTTGGATCCATTCAATCTTATCCCAAAACGCCCATCCTAAATCATTGTTCTTAGGCACTGCGGTTAAAAATCTAATATCATAATCGTGTTTACCAGCCAAGTCTTTGACTGCTTGTATGATTTGCTCAGCATTATCTAACACAGACAGTGTTCTATATATCCTTGGATTGTGTGCTATAATTTGCTCCCACTCATCTTGTGTAAATCTTACATTGGGCTTATTTTCAAACCCAAACGTGGATTTAACATATCCATCAAAGTCTGCTACTACTCCGTCCATATCTACATATATCGTACTCATCTTATCCCCATATTAATTTAAAATGTGTGGCATCTCTAGAATCCTCAAAACGAAAAGCAAACCCTTCATCTCCTTTCCATCCGTGTAAGTGATACTGTCCATAGCCAGGTGTGTTGTCTACCCACTCGATTATCTTATTGATATCCAATGACTTGGGTGTTTGATCAAATATTGATTTCCAAGTAATAACAACTTCAGCCCAACCCTCTGGTGGAGGCCAATTGACATCTTTTCTCATCATTGAAATCTCAGCATAAAATATGTGGCATCTTTTTCATCTTTAAAAACAAAGCAGGGACCTCCATACTGTTCTTCTCTTTGATCCCAATAGTCGCAGTTATAGTTTTCCTTAAGAAAAGGTTTGATATCTACATTCTGCTGTGATTTCCTGAACTCTGTCCAGAGGTTGTGCCAATATGGTCCTGTTTCTAGTTCTGTCATAGTTATATTATATATGAAAAAAAGATTAAAATCAATTGATATTTTGGTTGACTTTTGAGTTATTTTGTTGTATACTGTAAGTAAGACAATTAGATAAGAGGCCAGACAATGATAGATACACTAGTTAAAAGATACATAGCAGGACTTAAAAAAGATTGGAAC